CTAATTTAAGAGGTCTATTTCATTTAGTTTATCAATTATATTTTTGCTCATCTTATCTGTAACGTGTGAATAGATAGAAAGTGTAGTTTGAGGGTTATTATGACCCACTCTTTCCATGATGGACTTCAATGGTATTCCAAGTTCAGTTAGTAAAGCAATGTGAGTATGTCTGAAAATATGTGTACTTAAATTTTTAACTGAATCTATTTTTTTTAGACGACTATTTACAACTGACAATCTAATTGGTTTAAAGTCTTTAGTTATAAAAATATAGTTATCTTCGCTTATTTTTTCCTTTGGATATTTTAAAGGATATTCTTCAATTATTTGAAGACATCTTTTAGGTAGCGTGATTTTTCTATCTGAATAAATATTTTTAGTTGTTGTTTTTGAGCTAGAAACACTATCCCATGTTCCGTTTATATGTAAAATATTATTCTCAATATTCTTGCTTTGAATCGCTACACATTCTCCAAATCTTAGACCTGTGAGTGACATGAATTCAATTAATAATGAGGTTGATTTATCAATTACTGCCATATCTTTTATGACCTGTTTTAATTCGTTTTGCTCAAGATATTTTTCTTTTTTTCTTTTTTTCTTTTCTCTTTGTTCTAAGGTTAAGACTTTCTTTTTGATTTTAACATTAGAAATAGGATTAACTGATAGGTATTCTTTTGATATAGCGTAGTCTAAAACCATATTAAAGGATGCTTTAAGTGTCTTGATATAAGAATAGGAATAATTTTCTTTGTAATATAGTTTTTCCAATATCTCTAAAATGAAAACAGAATTAACATCCGATAATAAAGTATCTTCACTAACTAAACTTCTAATTTTTTTCTTTGCGGTATCTCTTAACGAAGCTGTTTTAGCTTTTACGGTTTCTTCATAAATTGAAAAATATTCGTCTTGGACTTCCCAAAAAGTGATAGAAGCTATTTTATTTTGCTCGTCTTCAATTTTTTGTTTTTCTTTTTCAAGTTTTGCATCTATTTTATTATACAATAGCCTAGAAGCTTCATTTTGAGCCCTAGAGCTATTTTTATCTAATGTTACTGATACTTTCCTTAACTTACCTTTAGTGTCTGTATAGCGCTCACAATACTTATATTTGCCATTAGGTAAATCTTCTACCCACATTTGCTTTTTATACCTCATTTCTGATAAAATGGTATAGTAAAAATCTTATTAAAAGCTTTTGCACTACTTTATAGTTTAAATCCGCCCTCGCCGTCGTAAGTTTGGGCGGATTTTTTTGTTTATTTATCAATAAAATACAGCTATTAATGCAGGTACTGTAATTTTCCCTCCTAAAGTAGATGTATAACTATATAGACCATAAACATTTCCATAAATTGTTATTTGATCATCTTCAAGTAGACGATGTTTATTCCAATTATCTGAGTCTATTTGTACCATGTATATATCATCGTATCCGTCTGCTCCAGTAGCGACACGAAGCATTGCCCCTCCGCTATCCATGTCTTGAACTTGGATTACTTTACCTGTAATTTGTAATTTTTCTCCTTCATGACTATTCCCGTTTCTAGCCATTTCATCATATGTAGAAGTTGGATAAGTAGCTGGGTTTGTTTTATCAGCTTCCTCTTTAGCCTTAGCGTCAGCTGCAGCTTTAGCCTTAGCTTCTTCATCAGCTTTAGCTTTAGCTTCAGCATCAGCCTTTGCTTTAGCATCGGCTTCTTTTTTCTTAATTACTTCAGGGTTCTGTTTGATAGTAATTTCTTTAGTAGTTTTACCACCATCATTTTTTGCAGTTACTTCAATTGTATCTTGGTCGTTGGCTTCATCAATCTCATATTTTAGAGTGAAATTGCCCTCTTTATCAGAAGTCACTTTGTCACCAATAATACCATATCCAATTTGGACTTTTGTATTTGGTGTTGTTTTACCAGTAATTGCAGCAGTTTTTGAGCCGTCTGCAACAACTGACACAGGGATTTCAAGCGTAGGTTTATTACTTGATTCAGTTGTGCTTTTTTCGCCACTATTCTTTGAACCCGAATTACTACTCGGAGAACATGCAGCTAATGAAATAGCTGTAAGCATAGTTACTCCAATAAGTGCTATTTTTTTCATAATGTTTATGTTCCTAATCTAGCTTTTTATGAGAATCAAGACATTGCTCGTTTTTATATTTGCATTAAGCATCAAAAATTTCAGTCACTTATTTTATTTATGGTTTTCTATAGCTTGCTTAATTTCGTTTTGGTATAAAGCGATATCAATAGTGGTATCTATCTCAAATGTACCAGCGTCACGAATTTCTATTAGGTTTTTTGTCGCTTTTTGATAAAATCTAAAAACCCATTTTCTGTTATTGTCATCAATTAAAATTCCAAAATAACTCTTTGTATCACGATAGTATAAGCGTGAAGGATCTATGAAATCTTTGGAAGCAACTTTAAATACGGTGAAAGCTTCAAGCTCTTCAGGAGTCGTAATGATTCCGTTGTTAGGAGTATTTTCTGATAATTCTTCAGATTCATCAATTGTCTTTGTTTCTACACTTGTATTCAAAGCTGCCGAAAGTTTTTCGTTTACTCTTTCAGTAATAAATTGATTGAAGCCTTTTTTAATGATCGGAGAAAATTTTTCAAGAGTACTCTTTGTTTTTATTCCGTCGTATATTTGTGATACCAAATAAGCTACAAACCCTTCAGTTGGGTCATTTAAGTTATCAGATAGGAAATTTTTCAAGTTATTAAGATATTTTAACTCGGCGGCAGAAGAAGTAATTTTATCTACATCAAAATTTTCTTTATGAAATTTTGCTAATTCTAAAAATTGATTGTCTTTAATATTTGTAAGGTCAATGGTCAAAAAAGGAGTGGAGTCCATTTTGTTTTGTTCGTCAAGATCTGTATAAAAGCGATATTCTCTACCATTTGTTAAAAGGCCAAATTTAGAACTTGTAGTACCAAAGTATCGGAATAATTGTGAATCATGATTTGTTAAGTTTTCATTAATAGACTTACATTCAATTAAAATTTGTGGTGCACCATCAATTACCATAGCATAGTCTACTTTTTCACCTTTTTTAATGCCAACATCTGCGGTAAACTCAGGAACAAATTCAAGAGGGTTAAATACATCATATCCCAACGTTTGAAAGAAAGGCATTATAAAAGCATTTTTTGTTTGCTCCTCATTGGTAATGTTTGGTGCAAGCGTCTCAATTCTTGTGCCAAGAGACTTAAGTGCATCTTTTAATTTGTTTATTTCCATGAGACTTCTCCTACCAGTTTAGTGATGGTGCACATTAATTGCCTAGCTTTTATTGAGTTTCTGGGTATTGCTCATAAATTCTATAAAATTAATTGTGATTGATTCTCAGCAGCGATTTGTTCCATCTCCTGAGAGGCCATGTCATAAAATTCTTTTACAGATAGTTTAAACCTAGTTAAAAATCGTTCTGGAGTATAGTAGTATGCATTATAGTCGATTTCTTCTAAATAATCGATAGCCTTACAATGTATCATAAATCTGTTTGCCTTAGCTTCATTAATGATATGCAATTGACTTGGACTTAGTTTAGAAAGCGTACGTCCTTTAATTTTATGTCCGCATTCGTGTAAGATTACGCATTCAGTTTCATCTTCACTTAGACCTAGTCTAACAAATATAATTCCGTTTTCCGATTGACACTCTTCGGCATAGGGGATATAAAAACCCTTGTCGTGCAATTCAGGAGCCCATATTAAGACTATTCCTGTTTCACGCAAAATATCGTGATAGTCCATATAAACTCCTTACTTTTTGTTCTTGCCAGCAAAATAACCAGCTAGAAGCCCTTTTATTATTTCCTTGTCATGATCGTCCATTGGTTGCCCTGAGTAACCTTCTGCATTGTCAATCGCTTCAAGAAGTTCAGGAGAAAACTGAGGTTCTTCAATTTCTTCATTTCCAAGTAAATAATCCACACTTACATTAAAAAATTTTGCAACGGCTTGGATTTTATCTACACTGGGTTTGTTTTTGTTCCAACGCCGAAGAGTAGCGTTAGCAAATCCAAGTTTTTCTTCTAATTGTCTAATTGAAATGTTTTTTTGAGCTGCAAGCTCTTTTATTTTTTCGTATAAATCCACTTGTATCAACCTTTCAGAGGGTACAAGAAAAATAGATAGGTAAATATCCAACAAAATCGTTGACAATGTAGGAAAATATGCTATAATGATTCTTGTAGAGATTAGTTAGCCTTTCGGTTAGCAAATAGACCTATAAAAAGCACTTTAAACGCTCCGCCAAGAATGTTTTACAAAGCTTTTATTAGGTGTTTTAACTATGCATTAATTGTAGGATATTTAACAACGATTGTCAAGCGGTAGATTCAAATATGCTAACTTTTTCTTATACAAAATTATATACGGAGGTTTAAAAATGCCAACAAGTGAGAATGGACTAAAACTTGTTAATTCATTCATTGAAGAAACGGGAATCGAAAAAATGAGTTTAGCGGCCAAATACGGTGTAGCTAAAAATGTGATGATTGATATCCTTTCAGGACATCTTCAATCACCTAAAGCACATCAAGTCATCCTTAGAATTATTGATGACTTCAAATTACGATAAGAAAGGAAATTACAGCATGAACATTATTGAAGCGACAAAAAAAGCTTTGAAAGAAAACAAGGCAATTACAACTCCTGAAGACAAAGAACGTGGTACTGTTTTTGTTCCAACAAATTCAATGCCGCTTGGTATCGTTATTGTACCAACACACCCTGGTCTTGAAAAAGTTGAAGGAATTTATAAAGAAAAATGGGCTTCAGCTTGTAAGTTTTGGAACCCTAAAGCTGAAGACCTCTTAAGAGATGATTGGGAATTATATTAATTTAAAAACCCAATCCGCAATTTCTTTGACGGTATTAATATTTTTGTTTTCAAAATATATTATCGTCTTATCTAGCAAATACGAATCAATAATAGTGTTGTTACCATATCTATTAAAAACATACTCAGACCTAGATAGTTCATTCATAGTTTCCAGAACATCATCTGGTAACCAATCAGGTACTAATTCACAAATATCTGAGATATGTCCAATCCGCTTTGCAGAATTTTTTGAAACACCATTATTAATTTTACTAAGATACTCTTTATAAATTATTGCAAGTAATTGTTTAGAGTCTTTAGTTAATTGAATATCATCCACAACTTATTTCTCCTTTCCATAATATTAAGTAAATATCTGAGAAATATTTACAACAATATTATAGCACTCGGAGAATTAAAACATAGAAAGGATTCAAAAATGAATCAATTAATTACAATTACACAAAATGAAAACAATGACCAAGTAGTAAGCGGTCGTGAACTACATGAATTTTTAGAAGTAAAAACTCCTTATCATATTTGGTTTGAAAGAATGGCAGAATATGGATTTACTGAAAACGTTGATTTTATAGGTTTTGAACAAAAAAGTTCAAAACTAGGCGGTCGTCCAAGTGTTGACCATGCGTTAAAAATTGACATGGCAAAAGAAATTTCAATGATTCAGCGTAACGAAAAAGGAAAACAAGCTCGTCAATACTTCATTGAAGTTGAGAAAGAACTCAAACAACAGCTTTTACCACAAACTCCAGAACAACAAATCGCATTACTCGCTCAAGGTAACGTGAACTTGAATAAAAAAGTTGAACAAATCGAAAATTCAGTTCTTGATTTGACTGACCGATTCGGGCTTCCTTCAAATAAAGCTAAAGTTTTGCAAAAGAAAGTAGCAAGCAAAGTTTATATGTTTACTGGCGGTAAGTATTCAAATGCTCATAAGAAATTAGGTGGCAAAGTATTCAAAGAGTTTTATAAAGATTTAGACAACCATTTTGATGTTGCGAAATATAGCGATATTCCATTAAGTCGTTATGATGAAGCGCTAGAATATCTTGATATGTGGCAACCTTCTTTCAACACAACACTTGAAATTCGTGGATTGAACTCACAAACCAGCTTTGAGTTTGAAGCTTAGAAAGGAAATCAGATGGAATATAAAGATGATGATTACTTGACTACTCAGCAAGTAGCGGAAAAGTTTTCCATCCATGACCAAACTGTTTATCGACGTAGAAAAGCAATGGAGCTATTTCCACAATTTAAGTCTGGTATTTTCATGAATGGGCGTAGATTTCGATACAAAGAAATCAGAGACTTCATGCAGTTTGTAAATACTCCTGAGTATAAGCAAGAACTTAAAAAGCGTCAATCAGTTATCAAATAAGAAGAGGTACTCATGACTTACACATACATAGTCAACCCAGAAACGGGAGAAATCTTGTTTGACCTGGTCCATGACTTAATCACACAGAATATACGAGCAATCAAGCTCATTGCTAAGAAATTAAATGCGGTACTCCGCTAGATTGGATAGTTTTGGAGTATTTAAAACAGTTCAGAAAACAAAAAAAGCTCACACAAGATGAGATGGCTAGAATTTTAGGTTTTACAAAATCTCACTATGTGAAGATTGAAATGGGCTTACGTAATCCTGGATATAAATTTTTAGAGTCACTAAAAAAAGAATTTAATGAGGTTGATGTAAATGAGTTTTTCAAATAAAAAACATACTAAGCTCGTGACAGTTTAGCATGCTTTGCAACTTATTTAAACTTGAACACTTGTTCACGGCAAGTGAAATAATCTTTACTGGCTTGCAACCAGCACTGCATTAAATTAAAACAGCCATCACCAAGGGCGCCTTCTCGTGATGATAATAACTCAATACTTCCGTTGGAAGCAAGGTTTTATTCAAGCACAGTCTCCATCAAAAATTTTGCCAAAAAAATGACCTCCTTTATTTAGGATAAGTTTATTCTAGCAAAAATACCTATTTAGTGCAATTTAATAACGAAGAAAGGAAATTATGGAAACAACAATCATAAACGGTCGTAAAGTTCGAGTGCTACCAACGACTGTTGGACAAATCTACCATGATTTAATCAAACGAGAAAATCGTGGAGTAGTAGTCTTTGAAACTTGGCAGCGTCCAGACGGAAGTCTTTACATGACTTCACGCAAAAAGAATAAGCAAGAGCTTGCTACCGATAAAGCATCAATGCTTAACGAATGCATTTCAGACTGGAAAAAAGTTTGGAACTAAAAAAGCCCGCACTGGCATGCGGACTAAGACGTGATGTGTCTTTATATATTTTTATACCTAGATTATATCACGTTTCAACAAAAATAAGAAACGGAGAATTTAAAAATGGCAAATGAAATTTCAACATATTTGAATCAACCCAAAATACTGCAACAACTTTCAGATACTCTTGGAAGAAATTCAAAATCATTAGTAACAAGTGCATTAACGGCTGTTACCAATAACTATCAACTCAAGGATGCTACACCGGCAAGTGTCTATACCTCGCTTATGAAGGCAGCATCTTTAAATTTGACGGTTGACCCAAACCTAGGCTTTGCTTATTTAGTACCCTACAAACGAAACTTCAAAGAAAACGGTCAGTGGGTAAATGTTACAGAAGCACAATTACAAATTGGATATAAAGGGCTTGTGCAATTAGCTTTACGAAGCGGACAAATTAAGTCAGTTAATACTGGAACGATTTATGAATCTGAATTTAAGGGCTATAACAAGATAACTGGGGAATTCACAATTGATGAAACTATTATTCCGGATGAAGATAATGACGAGGTTGCAGGTTACTTTGCTTATGTGCAACTTGTAAATGGTGGTGAAGTTAAACAATTTTCAAGAAAAAAACAAATTGAACATTTTGCGAAAAAATATAGTAAAGCTTACAGCTATGATGTTGAAAACAATAAAAAATCAAGTCCTTGGTCTACAGAATTTAACGCAATGGCAGAAAAAACTGTTCTTAAACAAGTTCTGAAATTTGTTCCGATGTCTTTAGAAATGCAAGAAGCTGTTTCTATTGATGAAAATGATATGAAATGGGCCAATAAAGTTGACGATGTGACTGGTCTTGAAATTCCAGACCAACAGCAGATTGAAAACTTCGATAAAGATGATTATGCTGCGAAAAAGATGGAAGAATTAAAAGCTCAAAGCCAAAAGAAAGAGCCAAAAGAAGTAACTATGGAGGATTTCTAAAATGAGTGAAGTTATTGAAAACGAAGAAATAAAAGATATTCAAATTGAGTTTAAGCCAGCCGTTATAAATATTCTTGAAGAAGAAAAATTCAAAGAATCTATCAATCGAGTCGTTGCAGAATATACCGGCCATGTTCCAAGCGTAGAAAATTTAACGGTTGATAGAAAAACTCGGGCGAGCTTGAATAAACTAATTACTAAGATTGAAACAAGACGTAAAGAGATTAAAAAATCAATTAATGTCCCTTACGCAGAGTTTGAAGGTTGGTACAAAAAAGCGATTGCTCCAATGGAAAAAGTCATTGAAACGATTGATGCAGGAATCAAAAAAATTGAAGCCGAGCAAAAAGAAGTAAGAAAAAAAGTTGTTGATGAATTGTTGGTTGAACTGACAACAGATACAGAAGTAGATTCACGAATCTTTGAAAACTTCGTTGATGATTGGGCCAAATCTTCAAATTTCAATGACACTAAACCTAAAAAGCAACTTATTGACTCTATTACTTATGTTATTGATGGCGAAAAGCAAAAGATTGCTGAATACAAATCTGCAAAACAAAGTATTTCAGACTTTTGTTTCGGAAACAATATAACTAGTACACCATATATTAGAATGCTTGATAGTGGAAAAACTGTCAGTGAAATAATGGCAGTAATTACCGAAGACGTTATTTTTGAGAAGCAACGTAAAGAAGTTGAGGAAAAACGAAAAGAAGCAGAAAGACAAAGACAAGCTGAACTTGAAAAACAACAGCAAGAATACGAAACAAGAAAACTTGAAGAATCATTTAATGCTCTGCCCTCTCATATTGGCCAAGAAAACGCAAGAGCATTATCTCAACCAGAAGTAGTTGAACATGTTAAAGAAGAATTTGATAAAAAAACTGAACAATCACATTCTGAACCACCATATCAAGAACCAGAACAAATATATCATGCGGTAATTCTAGTAGAATTTGATATTAAATTTAGAGATATCGAAGCTAAAGACGAATGGAAAAAAGACATCGAAAAAAGTGGTGGCCGAATCAAAGAAGTGCCAGTATGGGAAAAAATTAAAAACATTTAACCTATGAGCAAACTGCAGTCCTCACTAATCCTGAGCAGTAGAATTAGAAATAATTCAACTTTAAGCAAGACTACCTTGGGCGGTAGTACTCGTATTTAGTTAAAGCTGGAGGGTGGCGGAACGAGCCGTAAAGTCAATGAGTATTTAGTGTTTACACATAACCACTCATCGCCAGCTTTTAATTTGAAAAATAAAACTTGAAATAAATATAGAAGAAAGGAGAATTTGTGGCACAAAGAAGAATGATAGACAAGCGATTTACTAGAACTCAAAGATTTCTTAGGCTACCGCTTGAAACACAAGCTTTATACTTTCATTTACTTCAAGATGCAGATGATGACGGAGTGGTAGAAGCATTCCCGATTGTTAGAATGATTGGAGCATCAGAAGATAGCTTAGGTTTGCTGGAAGTCAAAGGATTTGTTAAACCTTTAAATTCTGAAATGGTTTATTTTGTGATTGATTTTTCTTCGCAAAATACTATTCGTAAAGATAGATATTCGCCTAGTATTTACTCAGAATTACTAGTTAAATCAATGATTGAAGCGGATGAGCAACCAAACGACAACCAAATGGCAACCAATGGTTTACCAAAGGTTGCCTCAGAAGAGAGTAGAGTAGATAAGAATAGATTAGATAAGAGTAGAGAAGTAGAAGCAAGCGCAGCTACTTCAACAAATTCTGATTTTCAAAACTTAATTGAACTTTATCAATCAAATTTTGGAATAGTAAAACCAATTCTTTACGATGACTTGAAAGCTGATTTAAAAGATTATGGTCTTGAGTTAATCATTGAAGCTGTCAAACGAGCGGTAAAAAGACAACGTGAGTATGCCTATGCACAAGGCATTCTAAAATCTTGGAATCGGTCAGGAATAAAAACACTTGAGCAGGCAAAAGCTGAGGAAGTGAGCTTTCAAAATAAATCTCAAAACAATCAGAATAAATTTCAGCAGCAAAAGCCAGTCAAAAAAGCTCCTGAATGGACTGATGAGGGCAGATTAATCAAAGCTGGTGTTGATACAACTGGAATGACTCAAAACGAAATGTACAAACTAGTTGGAGAAATGGGGTTGCGTAATGGATGACCTCAGAAAGTATTATCTTGAACTTGCTAGTAGAGTCTGTGAGGGAATCACTCCAGATCATTACGAAAGATGGCTTAAATGGGCTAAGGGAAATAGATTATTGATAAGCCCATGGATGTTTATTTCATCAATAACTAGTTTGAGTGTTGTAGAAGTGTCAAAACGTATCTTACCTTGGCACATGGAACATGGAAAACGTGTTGATGACGAGTACGAAAAAATAAAAATCGTTTAAGGGAAAATATGAAGTTTGAAATAGCAATGGAGCCAATGGCAAGTCCAAGACCTAGGTTTAGCAGTAAAGGCGGATTTGTAAAAACTTATATGCCTAAGGAATACATGGCTTGGAAAGCTCAACTCTTATTCAAATGGAAATTGCTGAAATTAAAACAGGAAGTTTCAGGAAAACCACTATTTGTTAAATTGGGCTTCTATCTTGAGCCACCAATAGCAGTATCAAAAATAAAAAAGAATCGAGCAGCACTTGAAGCAGAAACAATGCCAGTGGTTAAAAAGCCAGATATTGATAATTTGCAGAAATCTGTACTTGATGCACTAAATAAGCATGCATGGCCAGATGATAACCAAATCAGTGACATTTACGCTAAGAAGCGCTACAGCTTGCGACCACGGATAGAAATTGAAGTTAGAGAAGTAGAGTGACTCTAATTCATGAAAAATATGGTTACATTGAGCGCTTAAACCATTTCATGGTTAATTTATCACGAACAATCTAAAAGCGCTTAAAAGCTAAAATATGAGGTGTTATTATGACAACGCAAAAAGAAAAGAATGTCCTAGATTTTAAAGACAAGGATATCTTGAAGAACCATAAAGTCGCTGACAAAGATGACGAATGGTTTCATGAACAATGGAAAAATAAACTAAGTAGATTGAAAGAGGCTGGAGATGGCAAGGTTAGAAAAAATTTATGATGTTTATTTCAATGGGATAAAAACGGGAACTGGTACAAAAAAAGAGCTTTCAAAAATGCTTCTTGTTTCACCTCATTCAGTCACTGGTTGGGTTAAAAATGGTATGGCTAATTCTCCGAAAAAGAATGCAGTCAAAATCGCCATTGTAAATGAAAAAGCGATGATGGAAAAATATCCCGGTTGGAAGCCTTATGGTGGGTCAAAATCTAAGACTTCTGATGAAATTACCGATCGTGAGCGTAGAAAGCACGAAACAAAAGAAGAGCGTAGATTGCGAAGAAATATCCGAGCGCAAATGGCAATTGAAAACTCAAGAAAAGAAGAATTAGGATTATAGGAGCAGCTAGATGAAACTAAGCGAGATTGAAGCGGTAAACCCAGAAGACTTTGTAGTCTTTGAAGATGAGATGCCATACAGCTATGTCATTGATAGATGGTATAAAACTGGTGCAAAAGAGGTTGATGATTTTCCTAAGTTCTACACTGCAGAGCAAATGCAAGAGTACGCAAAAGAATGTGTTATTGACGCTTTAAAAGAATATGCAGGTCCATACTCAGATAAAAAAGCAAATAGCATTATTTCAAGAGTTGTGAAATAGAAGGGACATAAAAAATGATTAAAAAAACAAATGTAACATGCGAAAAATGTAAAGAGAATTTCATATTTACATCTGAAAGTTCATTCGTTGATAAGGTTTTAGAAGAAGGACATTATATTTGCTTCACTTGTGAAGATGAAAAAAGTGAGGACACGAAAAATGAATCCAGATAAAAGCAATTTAAGAGGTTTCAAAATTAAAGATTTAGTAATTACTCAAACTGTTGTAGGCTTAGGAACTAAAGAGAGCGTTTGTAGAAACGTTTATCAAATTTGGACTAAAGACAGCCAATTGATTACAACAATTGATTACGAAGACAGCGGATATAGAGTTATTGAATCAATTTTTAATGGAGGACACGAAAAATGACTAAGTTTGAAGAGAAATTGGAAAAGTTGCCAATAAAAAATATTGAGCATCCCGTTGGAGATACTAAATATTATGCGGCCGTTCATGTTAAAACATTAATAGCACAAGCAGATGAAGAGTTTCATGAGTTATCAGAGAAATTAGATGATACCAATGATGCACTTGTCATTGCCCAAAATAGCAGAGATGAGTTCGAGAGGGAATATAAAAAACTCAAATCCCAACTCCAAGAGCAAGCCCTGCCAGTCGTGCCTGAGTGTGTGGCGGAATGGTATGAGGAACATAAAGATGATTTAGATTATTCTATTTATTCATTATGTGAAGAGTTCGATGATACAGAACCAAATAGAGAACCGACAGAATTTGAAAGTTGGTTTGATATTGTTAGTAATCAACCAATATTGACTCTAGTGGGAATGAGAGACGGCTACACAGTCGAAAAACCGCAGCTGTTCTATTTGAAGAATAAGATAGAACTTGAAGATGTAGGCAGCGATTTAATTGGATATTTAAACTTGTTTTTAACTAATGGTGGATATTTAACAAATAATATAAATCGTGCTAAAAAATTTACCCAAGCAGAAATCGAAAGCATGGAAACTGGGAGCTATGAACAGATTGAGGTGATGGAATGAGCGAGAAAAAATATTATGTGAGGCTTGCCGAAGCTTTTCAACCTGGCGGGAAATATCTTTTACAACTTGGATTTAATGGAAGTGACTATTATTTTGACAGATACAAAGGTTCTGCTGCTGAGAACTATAATCAAAATAGTTTCACAAAATCAGAACTTGGTAAAATCATGGGCGGTGCGATTTATAAAGGGTGTATTTTGCCAGACGGGCATGAGTTTAGTTCGGATTGTAAGCCATGGATTAACCCACTCATTGAGCTTGTGCCTGTGGAGGACGGAGAATGACAAGAGAATTTAAAAAACTAAACGGAAATGCGACACTTCCAGAAAGAGCGACAGAACACAGCGCAGGTTATGATATTTCAGCAAGCGAAACAGTTACGATTCAACCTGATGAAATAAAAATGGTAAGTACAGGTCTAGCTGTTCAACTCGGACATGACGAAGTGCTGAAATTATATGACCGCTCAAGCAATTCAGTTAAGCGTGGCATTGCATTGATTAATTCAGTAGGAATTATCGATTCAGATTATTATCCTAATGAATTCAAAGGCTTGTTTATGAATATCTCAAAAGAGCCTGTAACGATTGCTAAAGGCCAACGAATTATGCAAGGGGTATTTGTCAAATACCTTACAACAGACGATGACAATGCAAACGGAGAGCGTACGGGTGGATTTGGTAGCACTGGGGAGGTGTAGGGATGATTAAAACCGAACATGACAAGGTTCTGACTTTATATTGTCAAGACCAAAAAATAATAACGAACGGAAAGTTATTACGAGTGGAGCTGGGGCTACCTTATCAAATCATGTCATTTAGATATGTCGGAGAAAGCTCAACAGAATATACACGAGGTGACTTTTATAACGTTATTGATTGTGGGCCGCATTGGCATACTAATGAAATTGTAGTTTGGATTACCGATAATGGACATCCTGAAACTACTGATGTTGATTATTGTACCGCTTTTAGTTTTGATACCTTTTTGTCTGATTTTGAATATGACAGTAAATATCTTGAATTAATAAATAAGGTTGAAAAACTACAAGAACAGCTTAACACTGCGAAAAAGGCACTGACAGAAATAGACCGTTCAAGATATGGTATGCAGTTCAGGAGAGATAGAAATCCTAACGTAGCTAGACAAGCACTCGCAGCGATTGGAGGGGATGATGAGCTGTAATCAATGTAAAAGTGAATATTATATGAGGGTTGTGCAATATGCTAGACCATTGCTACAACCACTTACACCAGAACAAGCAGTTATGGATAACTTGCATGAAATGACAGGTAAAAGATTTTATAGAATTTATCCAAGCTTTTGTCCAATGTGTGGTGAAAAACTTGAAAGGAGCGGCGATGAGTGAATTAGAAAAAACAGCACCAAATGAGATTTATTTGATTGTCGGAGATGCTGACAAAGATTGTAATTTCAATGAATTAGCGGAAGTTACTTGGGCTGATAAGCCCATTTATGAAGAAACAGCAATTAAATACGTTAAATCTTCCCAGCTCACGATTCCGAAAAGCATTGCGGAAAAAATTGACAAATTTATAAAAGTACTTCACTTTTTAAATGAATTTGAAGCAATTAAATTTTTATCAGCTATGGACTTTAACGGAGATAGAACACCGCAATGGCTCAAAGATAACCCTATGCTTGTTTTCGCCTACCTCGCAGGCAAAGCCCTCGGAGTTGATTTAGTGAAAGTGGGGGAGGGATGAAAAAAGTTGTTTGGGCGCTGTTTGATAGTGGGAACGGATGCTACAAACAGGCTGTAAAAAAATACTATGGAGATGATGTAAAAATCATTTCCATTGGTATTGATATTGAAAATAAAAATACTGACTTCTTAAATCTGGACTTATCGGATACAAGTGAATATTTTGGCGAAAGTAATTTATTTAAAGAATTAGATAAACTACCAAAACCAGATATCATTCTTGCTAGTCCGCCTTGTGAATCATGGAGTAATGCAAGCGCAATGCTTAATGGCAATGTTTGTTGGTACACAGAATCAACAGATACGATGTTTGGCCAAGAATTTGTGAGTAACGAATTTACAATTAGGACCAGGCAACAATTAGAAACAAAAAATGATACTCCATTCAAAAAGCACTGGTGGAAGACAGTCTATTCAAGATTAAATGGCGAACTATGCGCCTTTAATACAATAAGAATAATCGAGCGCTATCAGCCGGAAGTATGGGTAATTGAAAATCCACAGTCTAGTAGAATATGGAAATATTATAAGCAGATTCAAGATTTTCAAGGAATTAAAAACATTGCTCATTACAGTGCTTATGATTCTGAAAGGTATTCAAAAAAGCCGACTTGTTTTTATTCAAATCTGATGTTTAATCTAAAAACAACGGATGAACAAAGTAAGTTGACTTTTCAAGGATTGGGAGATAAAGGCATTTCACGAAGTTACAATGTTAGAAGTGAAATTCCGCTTCAATTAATAAAGGACATTTTAGATCAATGCTTTTTAAAATTAGAAAAAATAGCAAGGAGATTTGAATGACCGACAAACTAATATCGCTGGTCAATGACTGGTGGGGAGGGAATGAATGAAACAAGAATTAGGATATACACAGTACAAATTTAATTATATTACTGATTATGCAAAACAAATTGATAAATCAGCAACACGCATGGAATTTATCTGGCAGAATAGAGATTCATTCAAAGACAATGTTGAGGTTGAAGTAGCTCTTGAAAATGCACTCAAAAACATTGAGCGTCAGATTGAAGAATTTAAAGGATATCTCAAGCCATTTGATAAGGAGGACAACCAATGATTAATATAATTTTATGGGTATTCCTGATAGGTGATGTTATTGGAGCAGGAATGGTAATTTATAATATTGGCAAACCAAGAATACTAAAGCCAATAGATGCGAGCATTTATATTGTAGTTGAATTAATAGTATGGATTGCTCTTATTTTGAAATTGATAGGAGTTGGATAATGAAACTTTTTAAACGCAAACCGCCAAAGATGATTCAAGCACGTTTTCTCTACGATAGCAGTAAAATCAGTACGTATGGTAAACACTATTCAGATTGGCAAATCGTTAGTGAAAAACAATTTCAAAGTGCTATAAATACGCTTGATGGTTGGTCTAGTAACCAGTTCATCGCTCTAGGAAACTTGGTTAAAAGTCGTTACGACATTAAAGGATTTGAAAAAAGGGAGATTAAATGAAACTAATGTGTAAGCTGTTCGGGCACAAGTGGACGTTTGAAGATAAAAAATTGCTTCTATTGCCATATGGAAAGCATCACTGTGAGCGTTGCGGATTGCTATATAAATATAACGAATCAGAGCCTGATACATACGTTAAATGGCTTGATAAACACATGGATTGAGGTGGGAAGTGCATAAAAAAATAAGAGATTACTTGACAAAATTTATTATATGCTCGTTTGTTCTAATGACTGCTTCTAATATGATTACTATGTTTTTTAAAAATGCAACAACTAGCGAATGGATTTTAACTATTGTTATTTCTTTAATCGCAGCATATCAAAATATGGATTGAGGTGGAGATGAAAAAATTTGAGTTATATAGTGCTGAATTTATGAACAAATGCGGAAAACCTAGGGTCGTAATGAATATAATTGAAGCTAATAATTATGCTGAAGTAATCCAAGAACTCGAAAGCAACGCAGGTTGGTATACTGCTGACAATGGAGCTTTCAAAGTTGCCTATATCGAGGAGGTTGTGGAATGAAAGATGCATCAAAATTAGTTTTACTTATCATTATGGCTATGAGTATTGTATCGCTTATTATATCTCTGCCAACACTTATTGTGGCAATACTTATGGGAATTAAATACTTTGCCCTTAGAGCACTAATCGCTGTGATTATGGGTACCGTCATTTTCTCAATAACTTGGGTAATATTGGACAACCAAATGGACAAAGAACTTCAAAAAATTGATAAAGAGCTTGCTGAGCACAAATTAAAAATGGAGCAGCAGTATACATGGAGGGAATCAAGTGACAAATAAAAACGAGAATGGGAAGTTAACTAATTTTCTAATACAAGTACTGACAGCAATAATTTTAATCGGAATTTGTGTGATTGTTACTGGACTGATACTTCGAGTTGTTCGATTTATATGGCTTGGATATTAAACGCAAAAAAAGCCCAAGCTGACCTAGCTTGAGCGGTTGTTGTAAAAATTATTAGTTACTATTGAATGGTCACATTCATTATACCACTGATTAATTGACAACTATAAAATTTGATTTATTAAAAAATCTTTAATTATAACAAAAGAAGCTCGAGTTGACCAAGCTCGAGCGAAATACGAATTCTAACTTATTATAATATTTTTGGTCAGCTATATTATAGCACACATAACAATAATTTATACCAAAATAAAAAAGCCCGAACTGACCAAGTTCGAGTGCAAGAGTTAGTAAACAACTTAGTTCTATTATTATTATAATATTTTTGGTCAGTTATATTATATCACATATACTGAGCTAGGAACTCGCTAAACTCATCTGGAGGAGAAAAAATGTCACAAGAAATTACTGTTGATTTTTCAGAACAAATCGCTAAAGTACAAACTAAAATTGAAAGACTTGAAAGCTTAATCTATTATGTTAAAAATCAGAAAAATGCTTTAGAACATTATAAAAATAATGATGTTCTTTTGACTGATAAAGTCGGATTAAATTTAAGTGGAGTTGCACAATGTTCTTTTAACGCTAGTGTTGCAACACTCATCCCTTTGTTGGAACAAAACATTGAATATAATACGGCTCTTATTAATGAGTTGGCTAAAGAACTAGGAATCGAGGTTGAATAGAATGTTTAATAGATATAAAAAGTTACAAAATCAGATTAATAATTTGAAAGATTCTAATAAACATTTAAATAATGAACTTCATGAGTTAATGGATACTGTTAATGATCATTATAAATTTAAGGTTTTATATAAACCAAGATTAGATTGGGCTTTTATGTTTAATCCTGAAGTTATTGAAAAATACTTTTTCGATAAAGAAACAGCAATTGAATTCGTCAAAGATAATTTATCTAATAAAGATGAGCCAATTATATTAGATTTAAAGACTGGTAAAACGGTTGATTTCATTCAATTAAAGGAGAAAAAATGAAACAATGGACAGATGAGTTATCTCAAAAGCTTAGATATAAACGCTCTGATTTAAAACTGAATCGTGGTGAACTTTGTAAAATATTAAAAATAGGTAGCCATACATTAAAAAATTTAGAGGAAGGTTCTTGCGAAATTAAACAATCAACTTATATTAAATTGCTTGAATGGTTAGTTGATTAAATAAACATAAAAAGCCCACGGCAATGGGCTTCGGCAAGAAGTTTTCTAACTTAATTATACCACAAAAGGAGAATTTGATGATGGCAGATAAGTTAGATAGAATTATTGGAGATTACGTGAATGGCAGACTTGAAGCCAGAATAAAATCAATTGAAAGCAGATATCTTTATAAGCAAAAAGTAGATAACTTAGGTATTCGTACAGCTTATTCTGGTGGTTCTGAACCTGAAAGCCACGTCTTGAATAAAGAAGCACTTGAAAATGATGAGGAATACATCAAGCTCAAAGACCTGATGTACCAATTCAGCTTGTGGTACGAACCTTTAATCAAGGAGGAAAAAGAAATAATCAAGCTAAAACACTGTGGTTACGGTGGCTTTACATGGTACAGAGTAATGATGGAACTTGATAATGAAGGTATTGAGATTTCAGAAAAGAAAGCGAAGTTTATTTACTACCGATTCAGAAAAGATATAAACCCTCATATTGGCTATTTCATTTGAAAGCATGGGTCAAATTGGGATAAAAACGACACGAAAAAGGCACGAAATTGGAGTGTTGCTCCTTGTTTTTGCTGATATACTTGTATTATGAAGTAAAAGGCAAAAGCACAAATATCATAAGTATCGGTTTGAATTTGCTTCATAAGCTTGTTAGGGTTCGACTCCCTGACTTGCTATTGTGGACTTCAAAGCTAGGAGTTCAGTATTAAATGGTTTCAGACATTTCCATTTAATAGTATGTAAAATGTCTGTTCAAACAGGATGGGTGGCAAGGCGTCACGCTAGTTTCATAAGCTAGAATAGAACGGTTCAATCCCGTTATCCTGAATTGAGAGCTAATGACTCTCTGGGGCTTGCGAGTTTGCGGGCGACTTCGATTGCATTGCTTAATACCGATGCATGGAAAAATATTTAAATTATTTATTAGTCAGTTAACGCTGGCTATTTTATTACAGGTTGTCCAATGGGCAGCCTTTTATTGTTGGAGGAATAAGATGGTTAAGGCATTAAAAGAAATTAACGAAATGGTGGATGAGTTAAATGCAATTAGTAGTGATTGTAATACCTTAGCTGATGAAATAGATTGGTCAGAAGTTAGTGATAAGGTATCTGTTTGGGCTAATAAATGTAGCGAATTATTTATTAAAAAGAATGAGTTATCTAAGGAAAATACTAAACGAATAGATTTGATTATTGATACTTTTAAAGATTGCTTTGACCAACTACCTGAACCATGTAAGCAAGCATTGATTGTTTATAGTAACTATGATAAGGGTGGTGATTAATATATGCCAATGACTGGACGCTGTCGTGAGCCTAACTGCCACGCTGTAGTTATTAGACCACTACACTATTGTACTAAGCACGCTGATAAAGAAGCAGCATATCAAGCAAGCAGAGAACAATGGACTAATCGTACTGATAATAGTAAACGATACAAAGATTATGATCGAATGAGAAGTAAAGATCCATTTAAAGCAGAGCAACATAAGTTCTATCAAGGCAAACAATGGCGCTCAATAAGAGAGATTGCACTCAGACGTGACAACTATTTATGTCAGTATTGTTTGAATCATAAGCGAGTTAGAACTGGTAACATAGGAGACCACATCGTCCCTTATGAAGTAGAGCCTGAGAATAGGACTAACTTAGCTAACATTGCAATAGCTTGTAGCAAATGCCACACAGCTAAGACAAAATGGGAACAACTTTATTATGGAACTGGAATGGGGAATAAGCTAAAGAATGCTATCCCTATCAGAAATGTAAAAGACCTGCCAGATTTTCAAAAAAATATTCGATAAATTTTAATAACCCTCCCCCGTATCTTTTCATAGGGAAACCACACACATAGGTCTCATCTTATATCAAAACCCAATTTTGAAAATTTTTATATAGGGGGGTCAAAACACTAAAAGAAAGGAGAAAAAATGACAGCTAAGAAGTTCAAAGATAGTAATGAAGGGAAGTTGTCTTATCGCGCTCCTAAACACCTTTCTCCTCTCGCAAGTGCTTGTTGGCGTAAAACTGTTCCCTTTCTTGAGGAACAAAAACCAGTTGATAAGATTGATTCGTTTTTAGTTGAAATGTACTGTACTCAGTATGAAATTTATAGAAATTCATATGAACATCTCAAAAAACATGGCGAGGTTCAAGAAATTTATAAACCAGTTCAAGATATGACTGGTGCAATTATTGATAGACAGTTTCAAGGGTTCAAACGTAATCCAATGACTCAAATTTACTCTGATGCAATAAAAAATCTTACAAAGATTGGTTCTGAGTTAGGTTTATCTCCAAAATCACGTTCTGAATTGATGGAACTTAATATGCAAACAAACGAAAATGAAGATGATGGAATGGGGGATTTCTTCGATGAAGATTGATTTAACTCAAACCCATGATGTTATCGGTACATATCATTCGCTAAATTATGAAGATATTAGAGAAGAATATCAAGACCCTGCTACAAAATATGCTTTTGATGTCTTAGATGAAAAGTACACAACAGGATATTTAATGAAATTAGCATGTTTTAGGCATTTACAGGACTTAAAAAGGATAGGAAATGAAGATTTTCCTTTTAATTATGAAGTGAAACATGTAAAAAGGTTAATGAAGTTCTCTAAAATGGCCCCAAACGTTGATACGATGGAACCGACTAAATTAATGGAGTGGCAGAAGTTTATGTTGTCTCTATTAATAGGTTGGAGGAATAAAGAAGGTGGGAAACGTTTCAGCCGTGCAATTATATCTGTAGGACGTGGTCAAGGGAAAACTTATATGTTAGCCATATTAATGGCTTATTCATTTTTTGTAGAAAGTCGTGGTTTAAGTAACCAGGACTTTTTAGTTTCATCCATTAATGCAAAACAAACAGGTAAATTATATGGCTATTTGAAATCGATGATTAATGTTCTTAGAACAATTAATCCATGGAAAAATATAGCTGATAAAACCGACCTAAGCTTACAAGCTGACAAAATTATTATGAGAAACCATAATAATGTGATTCGTCCAATCTCTCATGAAGCTGGACAGTATGATTCATATCACTTTACAACTGCTATCTTTGATGAAATAGGCGAAGTAAAAAGCCGTGAAAAAATTTCTAAGATTGTATCAGGGCAAGTTAAAGTTCCTAACCGTCAATTTGTTCAAATTTCGACAGCATATCCTGACCCTACAGTTCCCTTTCACGAAGATGAGAAGATGCTGCAACAAGCAATGGAACAAGACTTTTTAAGAGATGCTGATACTTATCTATGTTTAATTTGGAGTAATGATAGTTTAGATGAAACTTATAAGCCTGATACTTGGGTTAAATCAAACCCTTTATTAGATTTAGCTTCAGAACATGATAATCTCATGCAAGGACTACTTGATAAGCGTGATAATGATGTGCTTACAGGTGCTGTTCATGATTTTCAATGTAAGAATCTTAATATGTGGCTTTCATCAGATATAGACAGTTATTTAAACCTAGCTGATGTTGAAAAAGCGATTATTCCTGAATTTAATATCTATGGGCAACGTTGCTATGTTGGGGTTGACTATTCTATGTCATCAGATAATACGGCAATTGCTTTTATTTATCCTTATGTAAGTGAAGAAGGGCAAGCGAAATGGCACGTTGAACAACATTCGTTTATTCCTTTTCAAGCTGCAGGCTCAATTGAAGCCAAAGAAAAACAAGATGGTATTAACTATAGAGAACTTGAAACCAAAGGATTCTGTACAATTACAAGCCATCAACAAGGATTAATCAACGATGATGAGGTTTATGAATGGATAACAAGATATGTTGAGGAAAATGCTCTTGATGTCTTGTTTTTTGGTTATGATTCTATGGGAGTGACTAAAGTTATTCAAATGTTGCTTAATAATACTGGTTTCAATCTACAACCTATAAAGCAATGGACTAGTGAATTGATGAACCCTACTAAATTCTTGCAAAAGATATTTGTGGAAGGGACAGTTAGCCGACTAGATGACAAAATAATGGAAAAAGCATTATTAAATGCCGTTCTACGCTCAGATTCAGTTGGGATTCAAGTAGATAAGCGAAAAGCTACACTTAAAATTGACGTTGTTGATGCAATTATAGATGCTCTATATCAAGGTATGAATCATTTTGAAGATTATGGAATGGCAAATGATAGAAGTTGGCAAGTTGAGCATATGACACCAGAACAAGTAAAAGAATGGGTTACTAGTCAAGAATCTGGCTTGTTAGACCTTGATGATGAAATAGATGATGATTGGGGATTCGATGAAGATTTTTAAAAACTTATTTTCTTTAATTTGGAAAATATTTGATGTATTGATGTTTATTGCTTTTGCAGTAACTATAACAATAACAATGTTTATGTGGAATATAACAGCTGGAGGAATTACTTTATCAGTTGTTTTTATTTTAGCAGGATTAATTTCCGAGTTTATAGAAAAGAAGGGAGGTGATTGATTTTGCCAATATTAAACTTTATCAACCAAACAAATGATCCGCCAGAAGTTGGTAGTGTTCAAAGCTATTTTCCAGATGGAAATGATGCTCAAATAATGGAAAGTTTGCTTGGTGATAATAATGAATGGGTTTCAGCTCGTGCAGCATTAAGAAATTCAGACTTATTTTCTATTATCTTACAACTATCTAGTGATTTAGCAATAGTTAAAATCAATGCTGAAAAGAAAAAGAACCAAGGAATCATTGATAATCCAAGCACCAATGCTAATAAACATGGATTTTGGCAATCAATGTTTGCACAGTTGCTTTTAGGAGGCGAAGCATTCGCTTATCGTTGGAGAAATGCTAATGGCGCTGATATGAAATGGGAATATTTAAGGCCATCTCAAGTAAATACTTATTATTTCGAGTATGAAAACGGAATGTATTATAACATCACTTTTGATGACCCTAAGATAGAGCCTATTTTACAAGCTCCACAGAGCGATTTGATTCATATGAAACTACTATCAATTGATGGTGGTAAAACTGGAATTAGTCCACTTTACTCTTTAAGACGTGAATCAAAAATCCAAAGAGCCTCTGATAGATTAACAATTAGTTCATTGAATAGTTCATTAAATGTTCCTGGTGTACTTACTGTTAAAGGTGGTGGGCTTCTTAGTGATAAAGATAAAGCATCTCGTTCTCGTTCGTTTATGAAACGTTCAAGAAGTGGGGGTCCTGTAGTATTAGATGACCTTGAAGAATTTACAGCACTAGAAATTAAATCAAATGTAGCTCAATTATTATCACAAACAGATTGGACTTCTAAGCAATATGCTAAAGTATATGGATTATCTGACAGCTTTGTTGGCGGTCAAGGAGACCAACAATCATCAATCCAAATGATGACTGGGCAATATGCAAGCGCCTTAAATCGCTTTTTAAGACCAGCTATAAGTGAATTGGAGTATAAGTTAAGCGACCACATAAGCGTTAATATGAGACCAGCTATTGACCCTCTTGGTGATAATTACTTATCTACTATTAGTACCGCTACAAGATGGGGCGCTGTAGCTGAAAATCAAGCTACATATATCTTGCAAGAAGCAGGATATATTCCTAAAGACCTACCAGCCCCTGAAAATACAAATAAAAAGACAACTGGCCAAAGTAATGAGCCAGTACCATAGGAAAGGAGGTGGTCATGGTGATTATTCTTAGAAAGGAGGTAAATGATGACAGTAATCGACATTAAAGGAGATGTTGTTGATAATAGTTACGGAATGATGTATGACTGGTTTGGAATCGATTATACAAGTCCTTCTAAAGTTAATGATGCCTTAGTAAATGCTGATGATGAAGAAATTGTTTTAAATATCGCTTCTAATGGCGGAGATGTATTTGCAGCTTCTGAGATTTATACTGCTATTAAGATGAATGGTAAACCTGTAACTGTAAATATTCAAGGGTTGGCAGCATCTGCAGCTTCAGTAATTGCAATGGCTGGAGATACGGTAAATATCTCTCCTACAGCCCAATTGATGATTCATAAGGCTATGAGTGGTAGCCAAGGAAATGCTGACGACTTTGAACAAGAAGCTAAAGTTTTAAATGGCGTTGACCAATCTATTGCTGCAGCTTATGAATTAAAAACTGGTATGAAACAGTCTGACTTATTGCAGTTGATGTCTAACGAAACATGGATGACAGCTCAAGATGCAGTGGATAAAGGATTTGCAGACAATATTATGTTTGTAGATGCTAATAAACCAGTATTTTCTAACTCAATCGGCAATATTCCAACTGCTGATAAACTTAATGAATTTATGAATTTCATGAATTTCAAAAATCGGAATAATCCTCCGAAAGAAGAACCAATTATAGAAAACAAACAAGCCGATTTACGTTCTCGTAAGTTGGCTATTTTATTAGAAAAATAAAGGAGCCTTAAATGGAATTAACACTTAATGAACTCAATGAAAAATGGGTAGAGTCAGGAAATGAAGTTTCTGACATTAACGCAAAAATGCAAAATGCTTTGAATGATGACGATTTTTCTCAAGAAGATTTTGCAAAACTTAAAAATCAGTATGAAACCGCAAAAATTAAACGTGACGCTTGGCATGAACAAGTAGTCGAAGCTCAAGCACAACAAGTCGTTAATATGCGTAACGAAGATAAAACGCCTTTAAACAATGATGAAAAAGATTTAAAAAATAAATTTGTTTCTGATTTCAAAGCAATGATTAAAGGCGACCCTCAAATCGTGAACCTTGTAACTTCAGACACTGACGAAAATGGTGATGCAATTGGTTTAACAATCCCTCAAGATATTAAAACAACAATTAATATTTTGAAACGCCAATACGATGCTCTTGAGCAATATGTCAATGTTGAAAATGTAACTACTGCATCAGGTTCTCGTGTTTATGAGAAATGGTCAGATGTTACGGCATTGACTAACCTTGATGCTGAAGACGAAGCAATCGGAGATAATGATGATCCAAAACTTTCATTGGTTAAATACGTTATCAAGCGTTATGGCGGTATTACTACAGCCACTAATACCTTGTTGAAAGACACAGCTGAGAATATTTTGGCGTGGCTCTCTGGTTGGATCGCTAAAAAAGTTGTTGTTACACGTAATAAAGCCATTCTTGCGGTTATGGATGCTGCTCCTACTAAACCAACAATTGCAAACTTTGACGACATTATCTCAATGATTAACACATCCGTTGACCCAGCTATTAAAGCAACCTCAATTTTGATGACAAATTCTTCTGGATTCAATAAATTGAGCTTGGTTAAGGATGCGCTTGGTAATTACTTGATGCAACCAGACCCTAAAAATGCTGACCAATACCTAATTAAAGGGAAACGAGTGGTTGAAATTGGAGATCGTTGGCTAGCAAGTAAAGGAACAGCTTCAAATCCTGTTTATCCGCTCTATTTTGGGGATTTAAAACAAGCAGTTACTTTGTTTGACCGAGAAAATCTTTCGCTTTTGACAACTAATATCGGAGCTGGTGCTTTTGAAAAAGATTTGACAAAAATTCGTGTTATCGACCGTTTTGATGTCGTTTCAACAGATAAAGAAGCTTTTGTTGCTGGTTCATTTGCTGCAATCGCTGACCAAGTAGGGAACTTGAAAACTACAACAACTACTGCCGGATAATTAGGAGGGATTTAAATGAGCGTAACTGTTGATGACTTACTAGATCAGCTATCAGAAGATGATGATCGCAAACCACAACTTCAAATTTATTTTGATACAGCAACAGCATATGTGAAAAATGCAGTGAGTTCTGATACAGTTGACGCTCCATTTTTCAGTGTAGAAAATGTTTCTCCGATTTATGATGTAGCTGTTCTTAGTTATTCAATGGATTTGTGGATTAATCGTTCTACTACTATGCCACCCACTACTGCAGTAGATCATATGGTTGGACAGTTGAGAGGTCTTTATTCTTCATGGAAGGAGGCACAAGATGGTCAAAACGTACAAACCTAATGATTTTAACAGAAAATGTCAGATTGGAGTTACTAAAACAGTAACTACTCCTACTGGAGGTAAGGTTGAAAAAATTGACCCAGCAACGGTTTTAAATGTTCGATTCGCAGCTAAAATGAGATCACTTGCGCTTCAATTTCAGATAATTGGTACAACTACAGCTGATACATTCGATATTGCAATTAGACATAATAAGCTAGTTACAAAGAAAATGTGTGTTCAAATAGATGATGTTCTTTACAACATTATTAATATTTCTTCAGATGAATCTGCAAAGCTTATTAAATTTGATATTTTGACTCTTCAAGCGAAGAAGAAAGGGGCTTAATATGGTTTCGTTTTATGATGCGATGCAGCTTATTGTCGATAGAGCTGAAGAATTAAGTACAAAGATGTCGGTAGAAGATAAAGCTGAAGTTACAAAGGCTGGCGCTAAAGTATTCGAACAGGCATTAGCTTATGAAGTTAGAAATAGGCACTATCGCCATCGTGATACTGGAGAAGACCCACATTTAGCAGATAGTATTGTTATGAAAAATAAGAATATTGATGGAGTTAAAGATGGTCAAAGCGTTGTAGGATGGGAAAGAAGTACGGCAAAAGGTACTCATACAAAAGGTTATATCGCCAACATCATTAATAATGGTAGTCGTTTTCCCCAGTTCACAACACGTTCTGGAAGAAAATATAAAAAACCTGGTGAAGTTGCAGTTCAAGCAGATCATTTTATTGAAGAAACAAGAAAAAATCCTATTGTTAAGCAAGGAATATTAAAAGCTGAAGCTGAAGCAATGAGGAAAATAATTAATAGAAAAAAGAAGGAGAGTAACTTATGAAAAGACCAGTTGAAATTGTTCAAGATATAATTGCAGCTAGTGGCTTTCCGCATGATGAAATCTTTCTTGATTCTATCCCTAGTGAAAAACTAGATTCTATTAACGAAACACAGATTTTATTGACAGAATCTGATAATGGACCAAATGATTATGGTAATTCAGATTTTGTTTCACTTTTATATGGCGTTTATATTCAAATCTTTTACTCGAATGCTGAAGATTTAGATATTAATATTATTCAAAGCGAAATTGACCTGATGAAATCGTTTGTAAATAATGATTGGCTTATTGCGCAATCAAAAAGTCACGATATAGACCCTACTACAGGGCAAATTATTAAAAATTTAACGGTGCAACGCATCATGACGTTAAGCGAGATAGCAAATAGCTAACTCGTTTTTTATTTAAGAAAGGAAATTAAAATGGCAACAAAAGGTTTGAAAATGGTAACTCTCGCTCTTTTAGATGATACTGGAGCGATTGTAAAAGGAACTGGCGGTTTATCAACTGATGGTACTTTCCCAATTACTGATGAAATGTTAGGTACAAAGACTGCAAATATCACCAATGTATCAAGCGCTCCAACAATGATTTATGGCAATGATGGTCAAGTAGATGCAGATATTGCAAAAGGTACTCCTTCTGTAGCATTCGACTTCAATGGTTTGCCTTTTGATATCAAACAAAAACTCCTTGGACGAGTTAATGATACTAAAGGTGGATATACTCAAGGTCCTGTTCCTAAAGTTGCGGCTTTGATTCAAACGACAACAATTGGTTCAGCCTCTCCTCAATATATTGGCTTTGCTGCAGGTAAAATGAATGAAACCGCATTGAACTTGCAAACAAATACCAATGCGGTTGTACGTGTGGATGATGCATTGACATTTACTGCCTTTTCTGTAAGCCGTTGGGGTGGAGAAGCCATCAAATTCTATGATGGTGGAGATGCCAAATTTACTGAAGCTGCAATGTTAGCAGATGTATTTAACGGTTATACTGCTCCGACTACTGGCGGTTCAGGTAGTGGAAGCTAATAATTGAATAGCGGAGCAATCCGCTTTTTATATGGGATAGATAGATGGTCTATTATATTAGGTTCGATGCCTAACTATTCCTTTACAAAAAGTAAAATAGAGGAGAGTTACAATGAAATTATCATTACCAGAAATTAGAGAAGAATCATTTGAAGTTAAAACTTCAATTAAAAACATTAAAAAAATGCATGCTTATCAATTGGAGCTGGCGAAAAGCAAGAAAAACTTGCTTCAGTTCAGGATGGAACACTAGAAGAATTAACAAAAGCAATCGCTCTTGATGATATGTCAGTAATTAATAATGCTGAAAAATTTATTACTGAAATTCTAGGCTTAAATAAAAAAGAAGTAGATAAATTAGAAGAATTTGACCGTGGTCAATTTATGAATTTGCAGTCTAAACTTGTTCTTTCACTTCAAGGGTATGATGATGATCAAATCGATACTATGTTTACTGAGGAGGTTGATTCTGCCGAAAAAAAAGTTCAAGCATTGAAGAACGAAAAGTCTACCACCACAACCAATTAATAGACTTACAACTATTTGAGAAAAATATTATCGAAAATTGGCACTGGACATTAGAGCAAGTAGATAACCATGACTATTATGATTTAATTGAAGTATTTAAAGCTAATGAAGATAATAAGATGGCTTCATTTGATGATTTGAAGAAGATGTTTGGACAATAATATTCATGGCAATACCTAATATTTAGGTGTTTTTTTATACTCAAAAATTAGAAAGGAGTAAAAATGGCAGATATAATGGTTGATTCAGTCACTACAGGGATTGACTTGAATGAGACAAAGGCTGTTGAGGCTATCAACCGCTTAAAATCAGCAGTTAAAGATAGTACTCGTGAATGGCAGATTAATGAAGCACAGGCTAAATCTGCTGGAGATGCTGTTTCTGCATCAAAATATCGCTATGAAGGTCTTAGTGAAGCAATGGAAAAGCAAAAAGCTTATATTGCTAACCTTTCAGAAGGTATGAAAACAATCAATAGAGATACTGATGCTGGTGAAAAGGCTTATCAAAAATATAATGCTCAGTTAACCACGGCAGAACGTTCTCTTGCCTCAATGACAGGGCAATTAAACCGTGCAAAATCAGCTTATGAGTATCAACAAACTGGTATTGAAGATTTAAACAAATCTCTAAGTGCTAACGATAAACTTATGCAGTCTCAAATTGATTTATATGAGAAGACCCGTAATAAAATGGGAGCTGCTAAAGCTGAAGTTTCTGGTCTATCTACTTCATACGCAAAGCAAACTGAGATTTATAGAGCCCAAGTAACTGAGCTTAAAAGATTAGAAGCTGCTGAGGGTACAAGTTTAGAAACTCTTGTTAAACAAAAAACAAGGGTAAATGAAGCTGCTTCGTCATTATTGAACTACAGAAATAAACTTTTAGAAGCTAACTTGGCAGTTACAAAGATGCAACCATTTAATTCTGAGTCTCTCATTGGTAAAGGTTTAAATACTGTTTATCAAACAACTGAGAAAGCTACTGATGTAATGGCAGCAGGATATCAGAAAGTAAAAAGTGCAGCTTATCAAAGTGCTTTTGGGATTGCTGCAATTGGTGCAGCTGCAGTTAAGGGGGCACAAATGGCCTCTGAACTTCAAAACCAATATAAAACAACTTTTAACTTATTAGTAACTGGTGGCGAACAAGCTAAAGAAGCTCAAGAAAATGTTAATAAAATGCAAGAGCAAGGTTCGGAACTTTCTGTTAAGTATGGTAAAACTCAAAAAGAAATAGCAGATGGATATCAAGAACTTGTAAAACGTGGATATACGAGCGCTCAAGCTCTTGGTGCTTTGCCTACAATGTTGCAAGCTTCGGTAGCTTCTGGTGATGATTTTACTGATGTTGTACATAACTCAACAGCAGCGCTTGAAAGTTTTGGTAAACGAGCTGATGATGTTACTGGAATGACAAAAAATACAAAAGAAGTTGTTAACCAGATGGCCTATGCAGCAGATATGACAGCAACTGATTTCCAAAGCATGGGTGTAGCAATGGAATATGTAGGGGCATCGGCTCATCAAAGCAAATTAAGCTTGTCAGAAACGGCCTCTGCAATTGGTATTCTTTCTAATAATGGTCTTGAAGCTGATAAAGCAGGTACTGGGCTTAGAAAAGTTATTGTTTCATTACAAGCACCAGGTAAAGCTGCAGCAGAAGCCTTATCTGAAATTGGATTAAGTACAAAAGATTTCGTAGACCAAAACGGAAATATGAAGTCAATGACGGAAATTTTCGGATTGTTAAACCAACATACGGAAAAACTAAGTTCATTCCAACAAGGTCAAATCTTCCATTCTTTATTTGGAACTACTGGTCAACAAGCGGGTGCAATTCTTTCTGAAAACGTTAAGCAGTTAGGCGAACTTGATGACAAGGTAAAAAAATCAGCGGATGGTCAAGGGTATGTTGTTAATCTTGCAAATAAGAATATGCAATCTACTCAAAATGAATTAAAACAATTTAAAGCAGCCGGAGAGGCTGTTTTAATTATGATTGGACAAAGGTTTTTGCCAGTTCTATCTGATGCAGCCACTTCAATGGCTAAGGCATTTAATTCTAAAGAAGGTAAGCAAGGACTTGAAGAAATAGCTAGTTGGATTGCAAAGATTTTCCAAGGTATTGTTGATACTGTCAAATTCATAGGAACTCATAAAGATGAAGTACTAACCTTTGGTAAAATCTTTGCTGGGATTTGGGCCACTAAGAAAATCGGAGATGTTATTGTATGGCTTGAAAAGTTGAAAAAATCTTTACTTGAAATTCAAGCCATAGATGCATTATCAGGAGGTTTAGGAACAGGAGGAATTAAATCTTCTATAGGTAAGGGTGTCGCTGCTGAAGCTGAAACAGTTGCTTCAACAGTAACTAAAGGTGGCGTAGCTGCTGAAGGTGAAGCACTTGTTGCCTCTGGCGGCTTATCAAAAGCAACTTCCTTAATTCCAAGATTATTAGGAATTATCGGCTCTGTTGGCGGAAGCACAGTCTTGTCTGGCGGAATAAATGCAGGAGCTGAATTACTCAGCAAAGATAATACCGCTCAGAAAACTGGCGGAGTTGCTGGCTCACTCGGTGGAGCAGCGGCAGGTGCAGCTATTGGATCTCTTATCGCTCCTGGTATCGGTACAGCAATTGGTGCAGCGATTGGCGGAATGGGTGGTAAAAACTTAGGTAAAAAACTTGGGAATTTGATTAATGACGGATTAAAAGAATCTTCACTAAAAAGTGAAAAACTGCCAGTTATTAAATTCGACCCTAAAGCACCAACAAAAGATATGAAAGGTTTTTCTAAAGACTATCAAGATTTCTTGGATAAAATCAAAAAATCAGCAACTATTGATATTGTAGATGAGAAATCACTTGAAAAAGCTAAGAAAGCAACTGCTGATGCTTATACGAAAATGTCTAAAGATATTGATAAGTTTTATCAGAATCAAGAAAAAGATTCTAAAAAACAAGTAGATATTCTAGTTAAAAATGGTGTAATTACTCAAGCTCAAGCAGACAAAATGACCAAAGGCCAAAAAGATTCAGACGATAAGCAGAAAGCTGCTCAGAAGAAGAATCTTGATGAGATGAAGAAGAATACTGATAACTACTACGCTAGTGTTTCTAAAGAGCAAAAAAGAGCTAATGATGCTAATACAAGATTAACTAAAGATCATGATGCTGAGATTAAAAAAATTAAATCAGGCAGTACTGATGCTCTTTTAGCACTGGAAAAGAAATACGGTAAAAATTCTCCTCAATATCAAAAAGAGATGATGGCTGAAATAATAAGAGCTAATAATTCTTTTGATAATAAGCAAGAACAAAATAAAAAAGAGCATAGTAACAATATGAATAAGATTGAAAAAGACTATGCTAAGTCTCAAACTAAAGCTGAAGAGCAGATGAATAATCAAATTAATACTGCTACTAAAATCGCTCAAAATAAACAGCTTGATTTACTTGATGATTTAAAAAATAAAAAAGGAAAATTAAATCAAAAACAATTAATTGATACCCTTGAAAAAGCTGATGATGAATATAAAGGAGTTAAGGATAAGGCGCAAAAACAAAAAGATGATGTTGTAAAAGCAGCAAATGAACAATATAAAAAATCCGTTGCAGCAATTGATAAACAACGTGCAGAAAACAGTTCTATAACAAAAGCTCAATATGATGAAATGATAAAAACTGCTAAAAAGCAACGTGATGATTCAATTGGTCACGCTAACGAACAATATAAAGGCGTAGTAGATAAGGCACAAAAAACTCATAAAGAAACGATTGACTTTGCTAATGATAAGGCTGACAAAAATGTAAAAGCCGCTGCAGGGGAACAAAAACAAACGGTAGAACAGTATACAAAAGGATTTAGAGATTCAAGAGACTTAATTAACTCATTTGTTGACGGGATTAATGGCGTTCTTAACTTCCTGCATAAAGGTTGGGGGAATATCGGTCACGTTAGCCTTAAAGGATATGCTGTAGGTACTCGTGGATTAGCTCAAGATGAAACAGCTTTAGTTGGTGAAGAAGGGTTTGAACTTGCTCACCATCCAAACCGAGGAATTTACGCAATTGGACAAAACGGGCCTGAAATTCGTAATCTGAAAGCTGGAACTTCAATTCTTCCTCACTCAATGTCAAAAGAGTTTCTATCACTAACAGCAAATTTACCAGCTCATGCTGACGGTGTATCTGGCTTCTTATCAGATGCGCTTGGATGGGTTAAATCAACCTATAAAGATGTCACAAGTGTTATTTCGAAAGGGCCCAAAGGGGTTGTAGAAGCTATTTATAATGGCTTAGGACTAAATAATTTAGAAAATGACTTTCCTCCGGTTGTAACTAGAATGGCAAAAGGTTCTGCTCAAACAGCACAAGATAATTTTGTGAAATTCTTACAATCATTCTTCAAAAAAGCTGAATCAGATGCAGGAGGTTCACAAGGTTCGCCATCTGGTTCTGGTGTTCAACGTTGGGCTGGACAAGTTAAACAGGCGCTTGCAGCTAACGGATTGAGCACAAGCCAAGACATGATTGACCGTGTGCTTCGACAAATCGCAACAGAATCAAGTGGTAATGAAAAAGCGGTCCAAGGAAATATCGGAGATATTAACAATATTACTGGCGACCTTGCTAAAGGGTTGATGCAAACAATTTCAGCTACTTTTAATGCTTATAAGTTCCCTGGACATGGCGATATCTTTAATGGTTACGATAACTTATTGGCTGCTCTTAATTATGCTAAAAGTCGTTATGGTTCAAGCTTATCTTTCTTAGGAAATGGGCATGGATATGAAAACGGTGGAATCATCAATGCTCATGGATTCTATGAAATTGCTGAAGGAAATCGTCCTGAGATGGTTATCCCCCTTGACCCACAGAAGAAATCAAGAGCTACACAATTATTGAATCAAGCAAGTCAAACAATTAATAACAATCAAGGTTATTCAAATAATGTTACTGATTTCTCACCAGTTTTAGCTTTGTTATCCAATATATTTAAATCAATTGAAGATGTTAAGAAAAATCCTCTAATTGCTTATGCTTTATTAGATGGGCGCAATATATCTCAGGGTATGGCTCCTTATATGAATCAAGCCTTAACTGACTACGTAAATCAACAAAATAGATTGTGGGGTAAAAATTAAAAATGGCTTTTTCAGTTAAATTTAATGATGTAGATTTATCGACAATCATTGATGGTTTTACAGCAATTACAAGAAATATAGGGGCTGGTTGGACGAACACGGTCCAACCTAACCCTATTATCGGCGCCGATTTCACGCAAAATTCAATTAATTCAAAATCAATTACAGTTAACTTTATTGCAGATGTTAAATTAGACCGTTTCACCTCTGTTAGAAAAGCTTTGGCTAGTGCTTTAAATGTAAAACAACCAGCTGCTTTGATTTTTGATGATGATCCTAATCAAGTTTGGTGGGCTGTTCCTGATGGAACACCAACATTAGATGAATCATCATTTTATCAAGCCGTAGGTTCAATTACATTTTTAGTTCCAAGCGGAGTTTCAGAATCAGTCGAAACAAATGTTCTAAATGCTTCAAATTCTGGCGGTTTATTAGGAACAATTACTAATAACTCAGATGGTCATGTAGATATTGAAATTAATAACACAGGTAATCTTGAGGCATTTCCAACAATAGAAATTACCAACGTTCATGAGAATGGGTATATTGCAATTGCTGGTCAAAATGGAGCAATTGAAATAGGAAACAAGCAAGAAGCGGATGGGGTTACAAACGCCTTAAGTGAATATTTGTATAATAGCAATTCTGATTTAAGTTTTTCTAAATTTATTGATGCAACCGGGACTGCTAATCCTCAAAATTCAGGACTTGGGACTAATGGAACGATTAGCTTTCAAAGTGATGGACTAAGATTTGCAACTCAAGGGACAATGTCAGCATCTCAATTTGCAGGCGGTGGAATGAAAGTTATGACGCTACCGGCTGATTCTAATGGTCACGTTGGAGCTGTGAACTTCTACTCACACTTTAATTTATTTGCTTGGGCGGGAGCGTTGGGACAAACAGGAATTCTTCAAATCCTATTTACCGACTCGAATGATAAGTTGGTGGCTGGTTATGGGATTGTCAAAAGCGATATGAACGGAAATAGTGCTAAATGTTCATTTTGGGTTGGAGGTAATACTCCTAAAGAGTACACATCATTTGGATTTGAAACAAACAATGCCGAAAAAAATCAAAAATATCCTAATAATATGTTTAATAGCTCAACTGGAGATGCCGATTTTTTGAAAGAAGGAGCAAGCCTAGGTTTTTACTGGTACGGAAGTCGTAAAACAATTTATGTTCCTGAACTTGAGAATGTTGAAGTTTCAAAAGTTTACTTGTACCTTGGTCAATTTAAGGGTTCGAACAAATTTATCAATAATTTATCAATTAGACAAATAAATCTTACTAAAAATAATGTATCTGTTTGGAAAGATGTTCCTAATCGTTATGCAGCCAACTCTAAAATTACTGTTAATATGAACGGAAAAGACACAGTTATTATCAACGGTATGCCAGCTATTCAAGAAAAAATTAGAGGCACTGAACCTTTTTCAATTCCTCCCGGTAGAAGTACATTAAAAATCTTGCAGTCAACATGGAATACCACTCCACCAATTATTCAAATATCATATAAAGAAAGGAACTTATAATGGAAATAGTCGTTCATGATAATACACTTAAAACCGTAACAGTTATCAATAATGATATTCCGATGCTACCTTCTTTTTTCAATGATAATTGGCATCGGTATAAAGACCAAGGAGCAGAAACATTTATATTTACTGTAAATAAATTTATCAACGGTCAGTTACAAGATTACTGCCGTTTTTTAAATGAACAAGCTTATATTAGTTTCACTTATGATGGAATTGACCACTTATTTGGAGTAGAAAATATTCAAGAAAGTGATTATCAAATTACTTTAACTTGTTCTTCATTGAATTTAGAATTAAGGAACGAGCAAGTTAATGCCTTAGTCAACACATCAAGCCATAATATTCAATGGTACTTTGACCAAATGGGGCTAATCGAAAATGCTCAAATAACCATTGGAACTAATGAAGTCTCAGGTTTGACACGAACAATTAATTATGATGGACAGGAAAGTAAACTTGCCCGTCTAATATCTGTTATAGAAAACTTTGATGCAGAATTTGAATTTATTACACATTTAAATGATGATGGAACACTTGATTCCATCATTTTAAATATCTATCGTGCCAATGATGGAGTTAATTCCCAAGGCGTCGGGACAAATAGAAACGATGTCTCTTTAAATTTTGGAAAAAATATCAGTGGAATTACAAGAACTGGAGACACAACTAATTTATTCAATGAGACAACTGTCACTGGGTCAGATAATTTAAACTGGAACAGCTCTAGTTTTAGTTACCAAAACGATGATGGAGTTGAAGAGTTTTATAAAAGAGCTGGTAGTGACACAGCCTATGCGCCTCTTTCTCTTAATTTATTCAAATCTCAAATAAAATCTAATAATGGTGATAAATGGATTCGTAAAGATTTTCAAACAGAATACACCAATGTTAATGATATGTGGGGCTATTGCGTAAGTCAATTTAAACAATTCGCTTATCCAACAGTTACTTATGAGGTGTTAGCGAATAGTAGCTTAGTTCTTGAATCGGTTGGTAATGATCGACCTTTGTCAATTGGAGATACCATCAATATTCAAGATGATAACTTTATGGATTCTGACGGAAATGTAGGTTTGCTTTTATCAGCTAGGGTTTCTGAAATGGAGATAAGTTTTAGCAATCCGACATTAAATAAGATTACTTTTTCAAATTTTAAAAAACAACAAAGTGAAGCTTCTGCAGATATTCAAGCCATCGTCAATCAGTTAGTCGATGCAGCCACTCCATATATTGGTAGCATCAGTACAACTAATGGTGTTCAGTTCAAAAATGGTACTGGCTCAACAACTTTATCAGCTCATATTATCAAAGGTTCTGCAACGACTGAAACAATCGCTGACAGCTACGAATGGTCGAAGGATGGAACGGTTGCCGCTCCAACTCAGACTATCACAGTTGATGCCAGCGGAGTTGCGGATAAGGCAGTTTATAGCTTTAAAGCAACGGTTGGCGGTAAAGAAGTCGCAAGTCAGTCGGTGACTATCACTAATGTTAACGACGGAACAGATGGTAAAACATCATACACTCACGTAGCTTGGGCTAATAATATAACAGGCGCGGACGGTTTCACGACTGTTTATCCGAATTTGAATTTGTTGGATGGAACTAGAGACTTTAGTGGTAATTGGATAAACTTAAACGGCTGGACAACTGACGGAACATACAAAGGTTTAACTGTTAAAAAAAGAACTGGTAAAGGACCAGGCTTTTATAAAGTTTTTACAGCACCAGCTGATGGTACTTACACCTTTTCATCATATTTAAAAAGTTCAGGTAACGGAGGAAATATTAGACGTTGGGTGAATACTAATGATGTAGATGGTGTAGGAACAATTGACATGGCCTCGAATTTTGATTGGAAGATTGATACTTTTTCAGCGGCTTTAAAAGCTGGCGATAAAGTATTTGTTAGATATGAGATTACTTCTGATAACACAGGATTGGATATATGGAATGCGGGGCATAAATGGGAACAAGGTTCAACCGCCACTCCATACATGCCCTCAGCTAGCGAAGTCACAACCGCTGACTGGCCAAGCTACATCGGTCAGTATTCAGATTTCACAGCTACAGCATCCACAGACCCTGCTAAATATGCGCCTTGGGCTGTATTTAAGGGGAATGATGGAAATAATGGAAGAGGAATTGTAAGCAGTGAGCAGAAATATCAGCTTACACAAACATCAGCAAAACCAGTTGACCCTTGGGATAATAGCGTATGGCAAACAACGCAGCCTACAACAACGGCCACCAACAAATATCTCTGGTCTATTACTCGAACGACATTTAATTTAGCTCCTTTAACACAAGATATTGTGGAACAAAAAGCAGTTTATGGTGATAAAGGGGAACCCGGTGATGATGGAACGCCTGGTACACCAGGAACAAGCGCGATAAATATCGATCTATCTAATAAATCATATAACTTCCTTGCAAATCTTGAAGTATCAGACTCAGGATCAGTCATGCAAGCAGTGGCAGGAAGTACTACCACGACATTTACAGCGCTTCAAGGAACGGCAGCAATTAATATCACTGCGTTGACCTGTACGACAACGTTGCCAACAGGAATGACCGTTTCTATTGGTACTTTAAATGCACTGTCAGTAGTTGTTACTATTTCTGTTGATAATACCATGATTACTCCAAATGGAATACTTAACTTTTCAATAACAGCAGGAGGGGTTACAACAACAAAAAGTTTTAGCTATTCTCTTGCGATTAATGATTTAACAGTAATTAATTTAGCAGCTATAAATTCTAATCTTGGTAATGTTAAAAACATCTACTCTAACTATAACGGTTCAGATGGCGGAACATATAGTGGAACAATAGAAATTAATGATGAAAATATTAAAATTACTGCGACTAATGATAATGACAGTAATGAAGTTTCTAAAACACAGATGAATGGTGAAAATGGGATATGGCATAGCACTAAACTACAAAAAACAAATTCACCAGGGGTATATGTTTTAAGTAATTGGTCACTTACTGGAACAACTTTAAGCTTTGAAAGCCAACAATCTGATTTAACTTATCCAAATGGATATTCTTATGCCTCGTATGGCATTGATATGCATGCTAGAAATATCGTTGGCGACAGTATTTCTCAAACAACTGACGTTCCTTGGACTGATATCACTCGAGCGAGTGGAGTAGGAACATCCGGAACCTTACGTGCAAGAATAAATAACGGTGTTTTTTATGCACAGTCGAAAGACGTTACAATCCCTTCAATAGCGCCCAACAGTACTATAACAATTGGTACTATGTCCAGTAAATTTAGTAGTGTTTCTGGATTTGATACGTTAGGGTTACTATATTCGCCGGGTCAACTTAGCGTTGCGAGTGTTACAGTCGGAAATGATGGGAAAATAAACATTGGTAATCCCAATCCAACGACCATGAGTGGCAAGGTAATTCAGTTTTCAATAAATATTCCATTAGGATAAAGAATAGAAAGTAGGTTATATGCACTTAGAGACAATAGCTACAGTGCTTTCAATCATAGGAGTTAGCGTTGTTGGAGGGCTTAGCTTTTTAATTAAGTTGCTTAAAGATTCTATCATGACACCTATCAACCACTCTATTGATACATTGAATGTAACAATAAAGGGTTTGAGAGAAGATTTGAATGAATCAAACGTAAGCAGAAAAGAACATGAAAAAAAGCTGTTCGATAATTTAGACGAGCATACTAAACAGATTTACTTGCTCGACGGGCGAGTGAAAACCTTGGAAACAATTAACCAAATAGAAAAAGAGGAAAAATAAAATGGATCAAAATTTAATGACAATCTTTAGCGGTATCCTAACCTTAGCTGGTTCAATAGTGACTTACTTCATTTCACAGGCTGCTAAAAAACATAGCAACGTGAAAAATATCGATGCATTAGCAAAGCTGGCCAATCAGGCGGTGAGTTGGGTGCAAAAAAATTATACAGATAATCCTGAAAAGTTATCTGAAGCCATTAACTATGTGACAGAAGAAGCTAAGAATCTTAAAATCAAGACTAATCCAGCTCAGATTGAAGCTCAAATTGAAGCTTCGCTGGCTCAGTTGAAAAAGAACTTTACTGCTGACCCAGCTAAAACAATTAAAGATGTTGCAAAAGCTACATCTGAAGTTGCTCAATCAGTATCTAAAACAGCGAATAATATTTCTACTAACGCTGAAGAACTGGCTAATCTTGTAGAACCAATTATTAATGGAACAGAAGGACTCACTGAAGAATAGGGGGCTATTATGAATGGAATTGACATTTCCAGCTATCAAGCAGAATTGAATGCTGGAATTGTTCCTTCTGACTTTGTATTTATTAAAGCAACGGAGGGAACAAACTATATAAATCCAACTTGGAGAGAACAAGCTGGTCAAGTCACTCAGGCAAATAAGCTTCTAGGTTTCTATCATTTCGCCAGCACTGGTAATACAATCGCCGAGGCAGACTTCTTTATCAGCGTTGTTAAAGACTATATTGGTAAAGCGGTTCTGGTCTTAGACTTTGAAGCTGGGGCAATTAATGCATGGGGAAATGTTGGCGCTCGTCAATTTTTGAATCGTGTAAAAGAAAAAACTGGCATCAATCCAATGATTTACATGTCATCAGAAGTTACTCGTCAGTTTAATTGGAGTACTATTTCAACTAGTAATGCTCTGTGGGTTGCACAGTATGCTTCTATGAGTCCTACTGGCTATCAGTCCGCTCCTTGGGCAGATGGAAAAGGATATGGCGCTTGGAGTTCAGCAGCTATCCACCAATATAGCTCTTCAGGCACATTAATGAATTGGAATGGACACCTTGATTTAAACTTGGCTTATATCAACGCTAGCCAATGGAACGAGCTTGCAGGCGGAAGTTCAGCTACAGAACAAAATAACAATAACTCAAATTCAGAATTGGAGGATGATGACCTTATGAAATTCACTTACGAAATCATTGACGCTAAAACAAACAAATCTCAAGGGACCGTTTATTTCTATGATGGAAATAAAGTAGTTGCTTTGAATAACATTGACCAATGGAAGATTATTACAGAAATCTACAAAGATACTACTGGTAAGAGCATGAAGCACTATAAATGGCGTACAGATGCACCGTGGTATATCCGATTCTTGCAATCAATCAATCAAAAAGCAGTAGAAGTTGCTTGGAAATAAACTATGGTAGAATTTTTTCAAAGAGTCATTGAATTGCCTGACATGAAACTATTTTTAGACTACTGGTGGATATGGCTGATTATAGTTGTAGGTCTGATTATCTTGGCTGAATTAAATAGCAAATAATAAGTTAACCCTGACTCCGGTCAGGGCTTTTTTGTTATGGTAAATCATAAATTAAGGTATAATATATTAAGAAAATTTAGTAAGGGAATATATTATGAGAAAAATTTACTTTCTTTGTACTGGGAACTCTTGCCGCTCACAAATTGCGGAAGGATATGGACATAAATTATTAAAAGATTGGGAAGTGAAATCTGCAGGTATAGAAACTCATGGATTAAATCCAAGAGCTGTACAAGTTATGGCAGAAGAAGATATTGATATTTCTCAACAGAAATCTGAACTTATTGATATAGATTACTTTAATAGTTGTGATTTAATTATTACTCTATGTGGAGATGCATTAGATAAATGTCCAATGATTCCTAAAGGAGTAAACCACGAACATTGGGATTTACAAGACCCAGCTCGAGCAAAAGGAACAAATGAAGAAATTTTAGAAGAGTTTAGAAAAACTAGAGATTTAATAAAAGAGCGAGTTGAAAAATTAACAAAAGTGTAAAATCAACCCACTTCGGCGGGATTTTCTTATTGTGTCTATTTCAAAAATCATACTTTAGTACGATTTTATAATTGCCCTATCTGTTATATAATATATTCGAGATTATTATCATACACGGAATAGGATGAGATTTATGAAAAATTTGAAAAAGAAGTCAGTGATAGGTGTTATATTAGGTTTGTTTATAGGATTATCATACGGCTATATCATTCATAATATGGCTCTTGGTATTTGTATCGGGTTAAGCTTCAGTGCAATGAGTTACTTTAGGTATAGAAAGTAAATTAACTCCGCTTCGGCGGGTGTTTTTGTTTGTTATCGTGAATAAGCTTAGTACAATTAAGTTTCCAATACTGGCATCTCTTAATTAGGGTTTATTATTTAATAGTAAAAGGTTGATTTAAAGATGCTTAGATTGATTAGTTTTCGAAAACAATGGATATATTATTCTGTTTAGCTACCAAATCAGCTAGTAGTAGTTAAAAGTTAGTTTTATTTAACTTTGTATTTTTATAGTATTTGTTAAAACATTTCTTGATAGCTTTCTATCATAAATTAGTATAATATTGATTAAACATATTAAGGAGAAAATTATTATTTATGAAAAATTAATTAAAGCAAATACTAATGATTTAGATAAGGTATATGCCATGGGTTATGATGTTTGGGGGGAAGGTAAAACATATCAAGAACACTTAGAAGAATGCAGAAGTTCTGTCAAGTATAAAAAGGGTACATGGTACATTTTAAGTGTGGATGGCGAAGCTGTTAGTTCTTGTATTTTGTATTATTTAACGGGAAATACTATCGGAATAGGTTCTTTAGCAACTGTTAGCGAAAAAAGAGGCTTAGGATATGCCTCTTCACTGCTAAATGAGATTCTAAATCGCAAAAAAGATTACTTGTATTTTCTGTGGAGTGATATTGCAACTACTTTATATGAAAGTGTTGGATTTTTGGTGCTTGAAGATGTTTATCAAACTCACAAAGGAAGTTCACTAATGTATTACCCCTCGAACTATAAAATAGACTTTGATAATTTACCTAATTATTTTTGA